AAATATACCGGATCTCGTAGACACCGGGTATATTCTGTAACCTGATCTTGTGTCCATGATTCCTGTACACCATCTCTTTTAACGTTTGGATTACCTAAGTATCCAAGCTCGTTATTCTTTAGAGTCGCCATCAATTACTTTCATTTTATCTAATAGTTTGCGTTGAAGATCTGAGGTAGATCCAACAAACACGTTATTTTGTGTCATGCCACCAGGTAACATAGGTGAATCTTTGTCTACTTTTTCGACCTCTTTCTTCTTCTTTTGCAATTCCATTAGGCGATCTGCAATCTCTGCATTCTGCTTCATCATATTAGATAGTACTTCAAAGGCTCTAGGATGCTCAGAATCTCGTGCCAATTCGAGCATAAGTTCTATAGCTTCATCACCTTTCTCAGCTAGATTATAGTATTTAGACCTAGCATAATCATAATCATCTTTTATATCAGTCATTAATTGTTCCATAATTTCTCTATGCTATCAATATCAGCTGTTATACTACCTGTATCATTTGATATAGAATCTGAAGTATTAAATAAACCGGTTATATCTTTTAAAGTTATCTTATTATCAATTTGCGATACGAATATTCCTGTAGCGCCACTTACATTTCCACTTATAGTTTCATTTAAAGTAAGCGAACCTTGTAAATTAGATATAGTGAGAATTATTTTATCCGGAGTATTTGGATCATAAACTGACTCTGATACTGTGTATATATCTGTTTCACTAGCACCTAGCGGATTAACTGTTGCTGTTTGCCTAGATAATGGTTTATCAGTAATTACGTTATTATTATTATAGTCAACAGTTACATTTTTTATAACACCTTGTGAATTAATGCCGCCATAAAAATTAACTCTAGTCTCAAAGTCTAGCGTGTATATAATAACCCTCCGGGTTGAAAAATCTCCCTCATAATCATCGCTTAATGATACTGAGCCTAATACAAACGGTTGATCGGACTTAAACGTATTATTTACTTCTTTTACTGTAACCGTATATTCTGGTTGAAAAAATGGAAGTATTTGCTCAAGTATTTGCAATGCATCATCTTGGTTTTTAGCTAAAATACTTAATTGTATACCAAGCGTATAGCCAACTGGACCTAATATTGTTTTCTTTTTACTATTATCAAGAGGATCAGGAAAGGATTGTCTAATTCCTTTTTGTAACTTAGTGTTTGTATTATACGAAAGGCCAGTAATTTCAAAAGACATTCTAGGGAGCTTTAATGCAATTTTAGGATCATTAAGATCTGCCTGCTGATCAAGTCTAGCTAAAAACTTTTGCTTAGGACCATAAGCTAACGGAACTTTAATAATATTTTTAGCAGTTCCATCATTTCCTTTTCGCAAAACATTTATATCGTTAAACAACGTACCAAAAACGGCTACTGTTCTACGTATTGCGGCGTGGTAAAAGTGATCACCAAACATTATGTTGCGTCTCCGAATGGATTTGATTCTGAGAAGTCAATAATATCATCAGCCTCATCCTCATAGTTAAAGTTGCGTGCAGCTAAATCAGTAGTAAATGTACTGTCTGTAGCAGATGTTGCCACATCAAATATCTGCGTAACTGTACATGTTGCTCCACTATCAACCCCAGTGTATAATTGCCCAACGGCAATAGCATGGTATTCACCATCGGAAGTTTCTATCTGATTTATAGTCATAGAAGTGTTATCATGCGATACTAGCTGTGCAGACATATTTATTTCGGCTGTATCTGGAGATCCGGAAGTACCTATTACTATATTAGGCGCCGCGGCGTAGAATCTGCCATTTTCAGTAATATTGATCGATGTAACTTCACCGGCAGCATTAATTACCGCACTTCCAATCGGAGTAATAGGAGCGAATGTCTCATAATAAACATCAGCTGACGGAGGAGTAGATGACGGAACCGTTATAGTTGATGCATCTGCTATTCCAAAAGAATTAAGAGCGAATGAATCAATATAAAGACCATTAGTAGCATCAGTATTGCTTGATGAGTTAAGACCAAAGAATTTTGCTGCTTGCTCATTGTGATGATGTCCAGCAGCACCAATAATAATCGGAACTGAGTTAGATTCAGTAAAGTTATACAGTCGCGTACCATTTATATAAATTTGTACTTGATAGTTGTTTCCACTTATCAATTTGACAGATACTTTTAAATGGTTCCAATCAGAAGCGGCGTACGCTACTGAAGCAGTATTTGTTTTATAATGAGCTTGGACTTGATTGTTATCTAGTACCACATTAAAATCACCGAATATTGCAATTTGTCCGTTATATGTTAATGAACTTTTAGTTTTAAAGAAGAATTCAAATGCACCTTCAGTTCTAGGGGCGTTAAATGCAGCATTAGCATACTTAGTAGAATCGTCTAGGTAAATTGATGATCCATTAAATTTTGATACATCGTTCTGTATTAAGCCATTACCAAGAGATCCTGAAGCTCTAAAATCTGTTCCTGGTTGTGCATCAAATATAACAGAAGGAATAGAAGAATATCCAAATCCGCTTTGGGTCAATGATACAGACGAAACATCGCCTCTTCCCGACACTTGATTCATAACTGCAGTTGCAACAGCTGAACCAGTTCTTTCTGCAGTTATAATGTGTTTAATTCTTTCACCGAAAGTAAATGTTCCACTAGAAGATCCATAATAGAATATTTCCTGATAGCCATAATTATTTTCAATGCTATCAACTTCAGCAATACCAGTATTAAATTCTTCATCGTTAAATTCGAATAGTCGTGCTTGCAATTTAAACACAGGCAAATTACTTAACTGATAAAACGGTTGTTCGTGTTCTACGTAGCTAATTTCAAAGAATGATTTAGACAAAGGAAGATAAATTAAATCACCTTCGAATGGCCTATCATCATTAATATCTGAGTTCCATATACCCACAAGTTTTTGCCATGAACGTTTTGCTACAATGAATGTAGCTTCGTCACGAATTTCCATACCAAACTTTTGGAATATATTACCTTCACCTTCAAATCCTTCGGTGTTTTCAATAAACATTTCAACGGTATTTGCTGTGTTAAATTCTGATTCTATATCCTCTCCAAGAATTAGATCGCGTTGAACAATCTTGCGAGGCATATAAAAAACATCTTGGCCATACATTTTGATGGACTCAATAATGATGTCCTCAAACATATACTGCTCAGTGTTTACTTTAGGCGAAAAGAATACATTAGTTGGCATGATCTATCCCATATAAAATTCAGGAGGCATTTCGTATTTAAGCTGCATTTCTTCTTCAATGGCGTTAATCTCGGTAACAGCGTCATCGTATAGCTGACGTCCATTAAGAGTTACACCACCCGGAAGCTGCATGCCTTCGAATTTAATAAGGTTTGCACCCCATTGTTGTTTAATTAGAGATGTTGTATATCTCTTAAGAAGCATATCATTATATATCGCTGTATGTGTATCGGGCTCAACTGTGCGATAAGCGTCTACAATAATGTAATCGCCTACTGCTACATCTGATTCCCAGTCAACATCAAGATATAAACGATTCATATGTCTGCTAAAACGTACCTGTTCTGGTCCATTTAGCATCATATTCATCGTACTGAGATATGACATTGTTTGTGAGTAATTAGCAAGGTTGCCGGTAAATCCCAGGCTGTACATATCGTTAAGATGCATTTGATACTTTGCATCAAACATACTTACGCTTGAATTACTTTCAAACATCGGAAAAATTCGTTGTACTGACAATACCTGATTTGGTAACGAGATATACTCATTTGTTACATCAGTAATTGTGATCTGATGCTTATGATATACTTTGTATATTGCATCAGAATGGTATTCTTGATAAAATTGCAGAGCTTCATCGACACGATCAGATAGCTGATCTTCATCGACGTTAATCTCAAGGACCGGTGCTCCGAGTTTACGGAGACAGTAATCAATGAGTGTCTGTCTTGAGTTTGGAGCGGCCATGTAAAAATAGTCCTACAGATTAGTTTCTATAAGACTATTTATATGTTTTAAAAACTTGGTATTA